TAATTCAATGTTTGCCTGCAAACCGTTACCAACAAAACCTGAACCAAGAGATGCCCAATTAGCTGCGTTGCTTGCACCACCGACAAAAGCCGCACCAGCGTAAGTGACACCAGCGTTTGCGTTGTAGTACTGAGTGACTGAACCAGTCAATATAAAACCAATAAAGTTTGCAACACTTGAAACACCACCACTAACAATAATTTTATAGTTTTCATAGTCAGCCGAAAACGCCCCAGTTACGGCGACACTCGATACTGCACTACCAATAGTCTGTGTTTTGACAAGCCATAAGCCAACGCTGTTCATCTGTGCTGCTGTCAGGACTGCGCCCGAACTGAATGTAGGTGGTGTCGTCATAATGTTTCTCCTTTAACCGAGACGGTCCACGTCTAGTTTGTCAGTATTCAAAATAAAACTGTGGTTATCAACCCAATTAACAAGCGACAACGAGACTACTGTGTCCTCAGGTGTCACGCTAATCTGTCGCCCACTAATGCAACTGGTCGCCGTTTGTGAAACGGCACCGCTGCCGGTCCACGTGATAGACGCTTTTTGCCACAAACCAGTTGAGATGCCCAGCAGGTTGTACCACTGCGAATGAGCAGCGTCAGCGCAATACGCTTTTACTTGTGACGCTTTCAGCGATAGCGAAGCAGGTGTGAACTCGGCAGCCGAATATCTGTTGGTCATATTTGTTGCCATTGCGGTCACCGTTGCGACATCAGGTAGCCAAGTGCTAGTAAACGCAAGTGTGCGTGAACCGTAAGCATTTGTCCCTGTCGTGTTTGTGGAAGTGATAGCGGCTGAACCGACATAACTGCCCTGATACTGCGCCTCAGTTACTAGGTCATCATTGTTGAACTCTTGGGTAAAATCGTTAATATCAAACGGGAACTTTGTGCCGGTCACTGATGACTGCGGCACAAACTCAAAGTCAACACGGTTGGCAAGAGCACGTGTCAATGTTGCGGGTGTTGAGTTGACTCGATACTCAATTTCTGTGCCGCTTTTGTTTTCTATTGTTGTCGGCCACAAAATATCCGCTACGGCAGGGATTAAACCTTGCGACCAGATGTCAGCAAAAGTTCCTGTAAAAGCAGTGGCGGGCGTATTAACTATTGGCGATTCGCTGTTAAGAGTGTTGACAAGTACATCGGGGTCAGTTTTTCCCATCAAGGGATAAAAAGCGGAACCGTAACCAGCAGCACCTTCCAAGTAAATAGGCAACATGAGCGCATAGTTTGTTGAAGTGCTTGGGAACGCATTGATTGGTGCTGTGGTCCTGCCTCCAATAACAAAACCGTCTTGCGCCGTAATCGTGACCGTACTAAAAACACCGTCATCATATAAATCAAAATCAGTAATGATGCCGTGAAACACCTGTGTCGTCGTATTGCCCGCACCAATGTTTGTTAACGCCGAAATAAACACGCCTTGAGCAAACCAGTCGGTCGTGCCGTAAGTGCCACCGCCGCCGGGTGTTAATGCACCGTCTTTATTCAACAAAGTAATTTGGGCGACACCACGACCAAACACATTGACATTCACAGTCTGGTTGATGTTCATAGACATCACTCGAGTACTAAAATCTGTCGGTGCGGCAACCGTCCCGATGTTGATGTCCCATGCAGTAGAGATCATCGGCGTATCGCAGTCGTCGCCGCTAATGGCACACTGCCGTTATCCCTGACCCAACGCTGTAATGCGGCAACCACCTGATTCGGGTCGCCACCGTTCACGTTCACCGTAATCGTGTTGCCACCCATCGCACCGTTCGGCGTAATGTTCCCAGACGACGACGGCGTGAAAATCTCTGCTCCACGCTCACCTACAAGATACGAACTACCGCCCATGACCGGACCGCCGTTAGCACGAGCAGGCAACGTAGAAATACCCGCAAGAGTTAACGCGTCCATTTGACTAATGCCACCATACTCGGCACCTCGAGCAAGATAGCCAGCCAACTCGAGTGCAGCTGCTGGGCCCTGCGTCTTGTACCTGATCAAAATTTCGTTAGCCGATATGTTGCCCATGTTTGTAGAAATGGTTGCCAGCATTGTGGCAAACTCGGCGGCCTGAGCCTCATAAGCATCTAAGTCTGCTTGAGCACCAGTACCAAAAGCAAGTTTGGCAGCAGCTTCTAATTCGCCAAGTTTAATTTTGGCATCATCTAACGCGACTTCCTCGTCAAGACCTTTAGTCAAAGTTTCCCACGCTGTACTTGCGTTAACAAAAGCAACGCTCGTGTTAGTCGCTTCGTCGCCCAATTGTTTCAACGGGTTGCGAGCCTGTTTAATTGACTCTTTCAAAGTGTCGGTGTCGGCTCGAGCGTTACGCAAATCCTCAGCAAAAACTGGGATTACTTCCTTTTCGTCTGTAAACAAATTAAACACAAAACCAGCGGCGTCCTTAACGCCACCAAGCGCGTTTTTAGTAAGGCCCAGCGGTGTCAAGTTTTCTGACATCCAAGTCGCGCCCGGGATACTTTTAAACACATTTCTCACGTCTAATCCGACGTCAAGTACTGCGCCAAGATCACCTAAGACGGGAACTAAGGACCCGCCGATTGACAATGACAGGTCCTCTACTTTGTCTTTAAGGGTGTCCATGATGTCGCGTAGTTCTTTAGCCTTAGCCAATTCCTCAGGGTTAACAACTTTGGCTTCAGATACACCGTCTAACGATTTTTTAAGATCGTCGGCACCCATTTCAATAAGGGTGGACATTGACTGCCAGCCCTTGCCAAGCAGTTGGGCCGCAACCTTGGCTTTTTCTGCTGGGTCCTTAATACCTTTAATTCGGTCAATGGTGTTTAAGAATGTTTCGTTAACGTCTAGCGAACCGTCAGCCAAATATACGAGGTCAACGCCAAGGTCACGAACTTTGTCCGGGTCTGCACCGATCGTTTTGTTGAGGCGACCGATAGCACCCTCAACGGCATCAACTGGTACTGCGATGTCGCCCGCGGCTTCGATATAGCGTGAGGCTTCCTCTAAAGATAGGCCTGTTGAGGTAGCAAACTTTTCGGCACCTAACGCTAAATCTTGGAACGCTTTAACACCGTCAAAAGCGAACTTGGCAAAAGCAATACCGCCAGCGATAGCAAAAGTGCCAGCGTTAGCAGCGACTGAATCCATGACAGATTTTGAGCCTGCCTTGAATTTGTTGAGTCCGCCTTGGGCTTCGCCGACAGACGTTTGGAAGTTTTGAAAAGCGGCTTTAGCGGCTTTGATTCCTTTATCCTCAAGGCTTGTAACGATTGGAATGTTGATTGCCATTAGAGACGCACCTTACTCAATTCTTGGTTGGCTCGAAAGACGACGGCCTTTATGGTGTCGTTCATCTCGCGCTCCACGCTTGCGATTGTCTTTTCGGCGTTATTCCACATAAACCGTGAAGGGTCACCCGGTAAGGCCCGACCAAAGTTTGGTCGTTGATATTTGCCTTCACGACGCGATGTCATACCGCCAGCCTTGCCAGCCATGTCAGCAATAGCAACGGGTGCGCCTTTGGTGACAATGCGAACGATGTTTACTGGGACTGTGGTGCCGATTGAATTCAATCCGCGACGGGGTTTTCGATTATCTATTTTGATTTGTGCGTTCTTGCGGTTTACCCAACCAGTGCGGCCGTTGTGGGCCATTCCAGATAGCGGAGGCGACGTCGGAATTGACTGGTTTATTTCAGTTAACATTGGCTTAAGGATCGCTCGAATGTCCTTGTTTAATTCCTTCTTAAGTGAAGGGTTGATTTTGCCAAGTTCGCGCATTGTCTCGGCTACACCTTTCACTTGAATTTTCATCGCTTATGTTTCGCTTTCTCGTTTTCCTCAACAAGCAACCGAACCATCTCATCCACAACCGACGCAGGGCACTCCATCAAATCGACTGGACTAATCCCGGTGCGGATTGCTAACTGTGCGATTAAGTTGACTGCGCGTCCTGCTTGCTTTTCTCTTTTGGGACGAAAGTAATGTCGCCCACTTTTTCAACCCATTTGGGGAACAGTTCCACGGTCACGCCACTGCAGCGGACCGCATCCCATGCCAACCATGCCAACGCCTTGAATTTCATGTCCTCAAGAAACTGTCCGACGGAGAGCTGAGGGTGGTGGTCCTCCCAGCGACACGCGACACCGTATGTGATCGGTGCTTCGTGTGTTTCTCCGTCAAGCATTTCTACTCGTAACGTCATACCAATCATGTCGGGGTCCTTTGGTTGTGTTGGTTAGATCAGGCTATTGCGCGAACCCAAGTGCCGCCGGTGCCCGTCAATGTCATTTGGTCAAGGGAGCCTGCGGTGCTTGAGATCGGCATAAATGACGAGATCATCATATTGGAAATCGTATAGATCGGGTTTCCTGCTGATGCGACGCCAGAGTCTGGTGCCACGATGACGGTGGTGTCACCGTCGCCGAGAACATCAAATAGGTCTGCTTCGACACTTGACGCGCCGTATTCAAGCAGCACAGTTGCCGAGATGCTGACCACTTGGAGCCCAGCGACAAATTTGTGCCCGGTTGCGCCCATCACGGTCGCTTCAAGCGAGTCAAAACCTGCCTCAAGGGTAATGGATGAACAGTTAAGTGAAATGTTGTTTGCGCCAATGGTGAGTTGTCCACTGCCTTG